GTGCCAGTGCCTGTAGGATAGATTTCAAAATCGATTGAAGCACGCTCATCAAGAATTAGCTGCTGTGCATCTGCCTCATCCCAATATACGTCAAGTGATACTGTATTTGTTTTTAGTCCAGTTTTATAGGTTCTGGAAACATCGCCCATTACTGAGTCTTCAATGGTGTCTGCTGAACCGTCAAACGTGAAAGAACGTACTTCGCCAACCACGGCAACAGTCGTGCCTGAGACTTGTACTTTTACTACTCCAGATGCGCCTGTTTTAGTCGCCATGATAATTACCTTTAATTTAAGTTAAGTTGTGCCGCGAGTGTACTGATACAAAACGCGAACTGTAATAATAATCCCGCCAATGGGATCAATAGAACCTTCATCAATCTCGATATTAGTTATCTGAGTATCTAGGGCGTACCCACCACGCAAACGGTCAACATCAAGAGCTTCTTCAATTGCTTCAATAAGATTGTTGCGGGCTGAATCAATGACAGAGCCTTTAACGTAGCAAATGAATTCGTAATTTATGGTAGCCATACGTTGAGTAATGGAACCACCTATAGAGCTATCTTCTCTATCTTCGCCAGCACTGCGAACCAATATAGCTGGAAACTGTGCGCTGGATAACTTGTCAAAATCAAACGGCTCGCGGGTAACGTACTTGATAGCCACTGGGTCAATTGTCGCTTTCAGGGTTTCAACTAAGTTATTAGCAATGCTTTCTCTTACACTCATTTCAACGCCTTAAAGAATATCTTGCCCAGTTTCTTTTCTTCAGAACTACTGAACCCGAAGAAAGGTCTTTTCTTGTCATTCATAGCAGCTTTCTTAGACTCAGCAGCTCGGCTAAAGAATATCTCTGCCTGTTTGCTGTTAGCTTTAGTTGTCATAGAGCCTAGCATCTGACCTGTAAACTGTAGATCAGGTAAACTACCTCTACCCTTACTCGCTCTAAATGCTGCATACGTTGCATTGTAAGGCTTAAATCTGCCTTTATAGCCAATGCCTTTGCTAGTTCTATCTTCAATAATATTAACGCCAGCTTGGGCGGTAATAGATAGAGCCTTTTTAACGCTATCGGATAATTCTTTGCCTTGCTTCTTTACTCGCTTGGCTATCTCTTTAGCGTTGGTGTTTATCTTGATTTGCATTAACGGTTAAGCCATTGCCCGATAGGTTGTTTCTCAGCGTAATCAACAGTGCCGTCACCATCTTCATCATAGTCAACACCATCAGATAACACTGCTTCTAGCTCTTCGCCATAACGCGCTTTGTAGAAGTCAATCATATTACCGAATCTGTCGCCATCAACCCAATTGGTTAGCTGAGGCAAAGCATAACGCCACAACACTAGGTAGGCACTCGCCATAGTGAACTGTGCAGGTGTGAGCTTTGTGGTATCCATCTCGCCTGCTATGTTCTTTCTGGGCCACCACTTAATGCGTAACTCTCGCTGAAGATCAGCTTCAGCTTTAGGATGCTCCAGAACAAAAGACTCAATGCCCAGACCAAGAATGTCGGGAATCAGTTTAAGTAAATCAGCGTCTGAGGAATAAGCCATTATTTAACCTTTTAAAAAATGCCCCCCCGAAGGAGGGCAGATTATTAGTCTTACTATCTTACAGTACAGCGTCAGACAGAAGCTCGATACCGAACGAATCATCAAGCTCTGCAACACCGTAAACGGCAGTAGCGTTAAGCTCGAATGCTCGGAGAGACTCATCACGCTGTGGCGCAATGTTAAAGTCACGCTTCATAGCGATCATGATAGCTTCAGGAGCGAATACAGCACCTTTAGCATCGCCAGAACCGTCAATAGCTACGTTAGCTGACTCGTAGACATTGATGCCAGCGATAGTTCCAACATAACCAGTACGCATCGCTTCATTCTGCGAATCGCCACCGTTCGGGTTAGCGAAGGTGTTAGTTAGGTTAGCTTTCAACTGGTAGGCTTGGAAAGGGTGTACAACAGCATTGATCACGCCAGTTACTTTGTTAGCGCGTAGAGTTGCAGCAGCCTTAAACAAGTCAGCAACAGTGATCTCAGCGCCAGCAGCACCGATAGAACCAGAGAAGCCGTCAAACAAAGCAATGAGGTCAGTATCAATCTTAGTAGCGATAGCGTTACCAAGAACAGTACCTAGCTCAACAGCAGGGTTGCCGTCACCGTAAGTAGCCATGTCAGTAAGCAGAACCTGTGCGCCTACTTCGCCAACAGTTACAGAAACTGAAGAAGTAGAAACGGTGGTGCTAGACATGTCAGTGCCTTCAGTCAAGTCAGCAGCAGTGATTGCTGGGTACTTAGGAACCTGAATAGTTTTACCAGCTTGGGCCTGAATGTTATACATTGTAACCAGACCTAGCATTAGGGATTGCTCTTCAGCGGTGAAACGAGCTTGTGCGACAATATTTACAAATAGGTCGTCAAGGGTAGTACTAGTAGTTGCAGCCATGATAAATTACCTTAAAATAAAATTAGTTTGTGGTTTGTTGGTTACTTTTTCTTGAAAGCAGCAAATGCTTCTTTACCGCCATCGTTCCAGTTTGCAACCATATCTGCCACAGATGTAGGCTTCTGTGTAGAGCCACCAGTGTTACCCTGCGATCCTGTTCCACCTATAGAGGCTTTGACCATGTGCGGGTTTACTGTCAAGAATTCCGTTACCATCTCATTGACGGATAACAAATCACCGCTGTCATTGTATCGCGGTACTCCGTTAGCGTCTAGCACCTCAACTGTCCCATCTTCCGACAGTCTAGTCTGGCCTTTAAGTAACTGTGAAACTTGATTCGGATTTACAGCATTACTGTTACCAGCAGCACCAAGCAAAGCGCCATCAACTAGCGTTTGTTGCAGCTTGCTCTTGTAACTCTGTATTTCCATGTCTTTCTTTTCGACCGTCTGTTTCAGGATAGAATCAAACTCGCCTCTTTCTTTCTGCCGCTCAAGTTGGGCCGCTTCTCGCTGCGCCATTAAGTCTTTTGCGTCATCCAGATCAATGCCAGATATCTTCTTGTCGAACTTACGTTGCTCTCTTGCAACACGATCAGCAACAATGCGATCTAGTTCGTCCTGAGTAAAGGTCTTGGTTTCCTGACTTTGTACTGCCGCAGTTTCAGTCTCTGCTTCTGTTGCCATGATTTCATCGCTCATGTGACGTAGCCTCTAAAAGAGTAGGTGGAATGGTGAATCTCGATTGTATCATAATTGGTTATTTTTTAACTTTCTTCTTTTTTTTGGGACGGCCAACCTTGCTGCCGTATGTTCCTTTACCTTGTGGCATATAACACCTCTTAAAAAACGCCTCTAAACCTATGGCGGCAGTTATAGCCACCACGCACAACGAAAG